GTGACAGCCACGTTTGATAAGCACCTTCGGTGGTTTTTTTCTTTTTGAATTTACAAAGGAAAGCCTTAAAGCATAATACCTGCAGCTGTGGAACGCGCTGTAGACTTCGACTTGGACGGCATCAACAATGTCATAAACCAAGTCGGCCCCCTCCACGAGCTCGAAGTACCGATCGTCACTTCAAACGATCCGGTCTCCTACCGTGCTGCAGTCAACAAACGCAGCAACTTCATACAGGACGGTCCCGATGATGATATTGACCCAAGCATGCTGACTTCAGCGCTGGGTCTCATCGAGGCACTGCCAAACCTCTTCGACACCTGGGAAGAGAACGACACCGACCGTGAGCGTTGGCTCGCAAAGTTCGATCAAAGCAAACGCGCCCGCATGGAGGCAGCGTGGGCCGACATCGACCAAGCGACGCTCAAGGACATCACCGCAAAGACCGGAAGCGTCAAGCGGGAAGTCCTCATCGGCAAGCGCTTCGATCAGAGCGCTGCTGGCCGCATCATCTATGCCGGCTCCGACGCGTTTAACGCGGTCACCGGGCCCGCACAGATGGTTGCCATGGAAAGGTTAGTCGATCTACTCGCCCACGTCGACCCCATAACAGGGGAACAGACGAGGTTGGGAGATGTCCACGTTATGTTGGGATACAAGGCCCAAGACACCACACTCGCCGCCTTTATAAAAGACGAGCGTTACCCGGAAGTGGTCGAAGGCGATTTTAGTCGCAACGACCGCGAACAACGCAGCCGTGTCGCCACAATTTGCGATGCTTGGTTCGGCAAATGTGGTTTACCCCAATGGTACCGAGAGTTGTTGTTTCAACTGGAACATTACCAGTTGACCAACTACGAGTTCGGACTCCGGGTGAACCTCAGCTACCAGCTAGCAACCGGCACGACCAATACGACATTCCGCAACAGCATTTTCAACATGACGATGTTCGCTGTGGTCTGCAAGCGTCAGAACCGACAGGGCAAAGCCTTAGTCCTCGGTGATGACCTGCTGGCCGCTCTCGACCACCGTCTTGATTTAAAAGCATGGGTGCGGGACGTTGCTGCGTTCAAGATGGTCCTTAAAGCCAAGGCTCCGAAGCTAAACGGAGAAGCGACGTTCCTCAGTCGCCGACTCTTTGTCAACGTGGAAACCCCTTTCATGATCCCTCAACCCGAGAAGGCATACTTCCGGTTTAACTGCCGCGCCAATTCAAAC